CAGTAATGGATCCTAAATTTCAAGGAGCATTAAAAGTTGAAATTTTAAAAACCACTCAAAGTGGACAAACTCAAACAACAGGACAAACAGTTAGAGCAAGGTTTCTTAATCCTTTTTATGGCACCACACCTGTAAACGATATCAGAGACAACAAAGATTACAGATATAGTCAAAGCAGTTATGGTATGTGGTTTGTTCCACCAGATATTGGCAACCGTGTAATGGTTATATTTGTGGAAGGCAACATTGAAAAAGCATATTGGTTTGGTTGTATTCAGCAAGAAGGAATGAACATCCAGTTGCCAGAAGGAAATCCGGCAACTAATTTACACAACTCAACTGAAGCAGGAGAGATTGACAAAAAAATGCCTGTGGTGGAATACAACAAAGAATACAACAAAAATAATCCAAAAAAAGACGCAAACAATTACTTGAAACCTGTTCATAATACATTTAAAAATATTTTAATGAATCAAGGTTTAATCGAAGATGAAACTAGAGGCCTTTCATCTTCATCTGCTAGAAGAGAAGTTCCTTCCAGTGTATTTGGAATTTTGACTCCAGGACCAGTAGACAAAGACTTTGACGAAACTTTCAAGCCATCAAAAAATTTACATTTCCAAAGAAAAGGTGGTTCGTCATTCATAATGGATGACGGTGACCAAACACTTATTAGAAAAGGCAGTGCTTCAAGCACATCGTATGAATATGTAGATGTTGCTAAAAAAGAAACAGGCGGACAACCAGGTATTCCTTTCAACGAATTACTACGTTTGCGTACAAGAACAGGACATCAAATTTTAATGCACAATTCAGAAGATTTAATCTATATAGGTAATGCAAAAGGAACTACTTGGATAGAAATGACAGCAAATGGCAAACTTGATATTTTTGCAGACGATAGTGTTAGCATTCACAGTAAAGGAGATTTTAATTTCAAAACAGATAGAGATTTCAATTTAGAAGCAAATAGAAACATAAATTTAAAAGCAAGTACCCTTAACACAGAAGTTGCAACAGAAAATTTGAAAGTTACTGGTTCACAAACAAATCAAATAGGTGCAACTCAAAATACAACTGTAGGTGCGGCATCTAATCTATATGCAGGAGCCAATGTGAACATAGATGTTGGTGGATTTGTCAATATTGCAAATGGTGTGTTTAGTGGCTTGCCGGTTACAGACTTATCTGTGTTTACCAATCCAGGTGAAAGCACAGATTCTATAATGAAACGTGTACCTCAACACGAACCTTGGGGACATCATGAAAATTTAAATCCAACAAATGTTTCTAAAACTTACACAGACAGAGCATCTGATTTCATATTTGAAGAAACAGGAACAACCAGCATACCACCTTCAACTGCTACAACCACTAGAGATCCTTTTTATATGAGTGTGTATGTAGATCCAGAAGGAAGAGTAGTGGGTGATTTTTAAAGGTTAAATATTGTTATGGCATCAGAAGAAAAAAAATTATACAAAGAAATAACTGTTCAATCTAATCAAAAACCTCGAGTGAATCCTACTCAAAGGGCCTATCGTGGGTTGAGTACAGTGAATCCAGACAATACAAGTTTCAAACTGTTTGATATTGCTTTGATTAAACAGGATATTATCAACTTATTCCATATACGCAAGGGAGAAAAGTTGGAAGATCCAAATTTTGGCACAATTATATGGGATATGGTGTATGAACCATTGACCAACGATAATAGAGATTTTATAAGCGAAAACGTTACTGATATTATAAACTATGATCCTAGAGTTCAAGTAGACGGGGTCACAGTCAGTCAATACGAAAGTGGTATACAAATTGAATGTCAATTGACATATTTGACGTATAATGTGTCAGAAAATATGAGATTGCGTTTTGATGAAGATGCTGGATTACTAGATTAAATAGGTACTTAATAGGAGCCAATAAATACAAATAAAAAAATTATGTCCACAACACAAAGACAAAATAGATTACTACTTGCAGAGGATTGGAAACGCATATACCAAAGTTTCCGGAACGCTGAATTCCAAAGTTATGACTTTGATAACTTAAGAAGAGTCATGATTGCCTACCTACGTGAAAACTATCCTGAAGATTTCAATGACTACATTGAAAGTTCAGAGTATCTAGCATTGATTGATTTAATAGCATTCCTTGGGCAAAATTTATCTTACAGAATAGATTTGAATGCAAGAGAAAATTTCCTAGAACTTGCAGATAGAAGAGAATCAGTTTTAAGACTTGCACGTTTGTTAAGTTACAATGCAACAAGAAATCAATGTGCTAATGGCTTGTTGAAAGTTGTTGCAGTATCTACAACTGAAAACGTTATTGACAGTAATAATCTAGATTTAGGAAATGCAGAAATCAGTTGGGCAGATACATCTAATGCAGATTGGTATGAGCAATTCATAAAAGTAATGAATGCGGCATTCGGACCTAATTCAAAATTCGGCAAACCGGTTGCTTCAGACACAGTGAATGGTATTTTGACAAGACAATACAATGTTCAATCTTCTGCAACAGAAGTTCCAATTTTTGCATTTAGCAAAAGTGTAAATGGAAGAAATTTTGATTTTGAAATCACAAGTGCAGAAGTGCTTGATGCTTCTATAAATGAACATGCACCATTACCAGGAAGAAAATTTGGATTAATTCACAGAGATGACGGACAAGGAGCGTCCAGTGCCAACACAGGATTTTTTGTACATTTTAGACAAGGGTTTTTAGATCAAGGCGAATTCAATATCAGTTTGCCAACGCCTAACCAGTCTGTGAACCTTGATGCTAGAAATGTAAACAACACAGATGTTTGGCTATATCAATTAGACGAAACAGGTGAAGAATTAAACCAATGGACAAAATTAGATTCCATGGTAGGCAATAACATAATTTACAATTCATTGAATAAAAATAACAGAACAACTTACAGTGTTACAACCAAAACAGATGATAGAATAAGTTTACAATTTTCCGATGGCGTATTTGGTGATTTGCCACAAGGCTCATATAGAGTTTACTACAGAACTTCAGCCAATTTAGCATTTTCAATACCACCAACTGAAATGCAAAATATTCAAATAGATATTCCATACGTATCTGCAACAGGCAAATCAGAAACATTAAGTTTTGTTTGCAGTTTGCAATACACAGTTGATAACAGCACAACAACTGAAACTAACGCAAACATCAAAGTAAATGCTCCTACTTCTTTCTACACACAAAATAGAATGATTACAGGAGAAGATTACAATGTTGCACCATTAGGAAAAAATAGAGAAATTGTAAAAGTAAAAAGCGTCAACAGAGTAAGTGCAGGCATATCCAAATATTTTGATTTTGTAGATGCAACAGGCACAAGCAGTGACGTCAATGTGTACGGCAATGATGGTATTGTGTACAGAGAATTAATTAATGATCTTAACACATTTAATTTTGGAACACGAACAGATATTGAAGGTGTGATCATCAATAAGATAGAGCCAGTATTAAGTGAAAACAGATTGTTTAATTACTTTATTAATAATTTTCCAGACTTATTACTAGATGATTTGAATGCAAGTTTTGTACAGTCTACAAAAGGAAACAATTTAAGCACAGGTCTTTTGCAAGATCCAGACGGTTTGCAATATTCCGCTGGACCAACAACAGCAAGTCAATTGAAATACATTGAAACAGGAGCATTGTGTAAATTTGAAGCACCTAGTGGCTTTCATTTTATGGCTGACGGAACATTGATGTCAGGCACAGCAGATCATCCAGGTAGCAGTGACTACATTTGGACTAGTGTTGTCAGTGTGATTGGTGATGGTAAAACTGTGCAAACAGATGGTTCTGGACCTATTGCATTCAGCGATGTTGTACCAACAGGAGCAATATTAAAAAAAATTAAATCAAAATTTACAAAATTTTTAAGTGCAGGTTTAAAAAATGATATCATAGAACAAATATTTGCTTACAACACATTTGGTTTAAGATTTGACCAAGACAGCAGAACATGGAAACTTATTAAAGAAACAAACTTAAACATCTATGGCGACTTCAACATTGGTAAGAGCGGTGATGACAGTAATCAAAGATTGGACTCTAGTTGGTTATTGTTGTTTACAAACAATGGTGAAACGTACACAATGGAAAACAGAGGTATGAGGTATGTGTTCGAATCAGACAAAGAAATTAGATTTTTCTATGATTCAAGCAATCAAAACTACAATCCTACAACTGGTAAAACACAAAAAGACAGTGTTACAGTTCTAAGCATTAATACCAAACCTAACACAAACATTCCAATGACGACTGATGTTTCATTTTCAGGAGTTAAAGAATTTAGAGAGACAAGTGGTTATGTCAACAGTAAAAAATTAGAAGTATCTCTTTTTGACAGTGATCAAGATGGTTTTATAGATAATCCTGAAAGTTTTGAACTTGTTGTTGACACAACAAAATTTGTTTTTCAAAAAATTAACGAATTTAATGATGGCAGTAATGAAGTTAATTACGTGGATGCTTCAAATGAAAAAATTGTTACAGTACAAAGCACAAACAGTATAGCACCTTACAGCACTTATGAAGATGGTACAATATTATACATTGTGGACACAGATTCTTTTAAAAGCATTGACAAAGTTAATAATGTATTGGTTAATAATACATCTTATGTTGCTAAAACAGGAAGAGGTGGATTAAAATTCCATTATGTGCATTCTGCAGACAGCAATTCAAGAATAGATCCAAGTACAAGCAACATAATAGATTTATATTTGTTATCAAGAACTTATGACAGATCATTTAGATTATGGTTGTCTGGTGCTAGTGCAACACAACCTAAAACTCCAAGTGCAGACAGTTTGTACAAAAATTATGGCGGAGAATTAGATAAAATTAAAAGTATTTCAGATGAATTAGTTTACCATCCTGTATCTTACAAAGTATTGTTTGGTTCAAAAGCAGATACTTCATTACAGGCAACTTTTAAAATTGTAAAAAATACAGAACAAGTTGTCAATGATAGCGAATTGAAAGTTCAAGTGATACAGGCTATTAACCAATTCTTTGCATTAGAAAATTGGGAATTTGGTGACACTTTTTATTTTTCAGAACTGAGTACATACGTAATGAACATTTTAGCGCCTGATCTTGCAACTTTTGTAATTGTTCCTAATACTGCAAGCCAAGGCTTTGGAAGTTTGTTTGAAATCAAATCAGAAAGCAATGAAATTTTTATAAGTGGAGCAACTGTAGATAACGTTGCAGTAATAGATGCCATTACTGCAAGTAAATTAAGAGCCTCGGGCGAAGTTGTAACTACTTTTGGTACTGATCAAACCATAGTAACAAGTTCAAACACAACAACATCAAGTTCTTCAAGTTCTTCAAGTTCTTCAAGCAGTAGCGGAGGTTCTGGATCTTCTGGAGGCTCAGGTTACTAAAAATGGCATACGATAAAGGTCAAAAAGAAAACACGCCTATTAATTCTTCAAAAAAAAAGTCTTCCGACTTTTTACCGAAGTATTTTAGAACTCCTGTAAACGAAAAGTTTTTACACAGTACAGTTGATCAATTAATTTCTGAAGGTCAGACAGAAAAAGTAAGTGCGTACTATGGCAGAAAAAACGCAAAAGCATTCAATGCCAACGATCCATACATTAGTGAAGTTTCAGACGATAGAGCAAATTACAAATTAGAACCAGCAATTACTGCCTTTGATAGTTTAGATAACAATGTATTCCATAAAGATTACATCGACTATGTGAACAGTGTAAAAGCACTTGGTGGAAATACAGATGACCACAATAAACTTAATGCACAAGAATACTATGCTTGGAATCCAAATATTGATTGGGACACT